GAGATGCAGAACATGTACGAGAGTAAGGCGGGTGAGCGTGGCATCTTCAGCCGTATAGCAGCTCAGAAGATTGCAGCACGTAACGGTAGGCGTGACCCTGACCAAGACTTTGGTACTAACCCATGCTCTGAAATCATCCTACGCAGCAACCAGTTCTGTAACCTGTCAGAGATTGTAGTACGTCCTGATGACACACTGGCTAGTCTCAAGAAGAAGGCAGAGATGGCTGCTATCATTGGTACACTACAGGCTACACTGACGGACTTCAGATACCTGCGTAACTGCTGGAAGAAGAACACTGAAGAGGAAGCACTACTGGGTGTCAGCATGACAGGTATCATGGATCACTACCTGTTGAGCAAGGGAGAGTCTAAGGACTTGTCTAAGTGGTTGGAGGAAGTACGAGATGTTGCTGTGGATACAAATAAGAAGTGGGCTGAGAAACTTGGTATTAATCAGTCTGCGGCTATTACGTGTGTTAAGCCTAGCGGTACTGTATCTCAACTTGTTGATAGTGCTAGTGGTATCCATCCTCGCTTCTCTAAGCATTACATTCGCAGAGTACGCAGCGACCACAAAGACCCGCTTGCAGTCTTCATGGCACAGTCAGGATTCCCTGTAGAGCAGGATGTGATGTCACCTACGTCTTCAGTCTTCAGCTTCCCTGTGAAGGCTCCAGAGTCCTCTGTGACCGTCAAGCAGGTAGGAGCTATGCAGCAGCTAGAACTTTGGAAAGCATATCAGAACCACTGGTGCGAACATAAACCAAGCATCACTGTTTATTACACTGATAACGAGTTCCTGCAAGTAGCACAGTGGATATGGGAGAACTTTGACTTGTGTAGTGGGATTAGTTTGTTGCCATATAGTGACCATGTATATCAACAAGCTCCTTATGAGGACATCGACGCTGAGAAGTATGATGAGCTAGTAGCGTCTATGCCGCAGGGGGTGGATTGGAATGACCTAGAGAAGTACGAGGAAGAGGATAACACGACAGGAAGTCAAGAGTTAGCATGTGTAGGTGGTGCATGTGAGATAGTGTAGTAAAACTTAGGGGCCGCAATGGCCCCTTTTTTATTCTTCAGCTTCTACTCGTTCAATTAATTTTTCAGCTCCACCGCCTACTCCGTAGTAATAAGCAGACCCAGCAACAGGGATGTTTCTCATTGTTCTGTTGAAGGAATCAAAGTCAACCTCTTGATCAAACACAACAGAGTCAAACGATTTACCTATTGTATCTAAAACACTAGGAGCAGCAGGTTGAATCAAGTTCATAGCGTAAGAACCATACTTACCTTCCTGCAAGAACTTTTCTTTTGTGTACTTACTCATAAAGAAGATTTTAGACAGGGCCTCAAAAGAAGCATCATCCATAGAGACAGTAGCCTCGGGGCCTCCGCGTATAAAACTTCTTGCGTTCTCTACGCTACCGCCTGAGATGCCCATGATAGCGCCATACTTTAACGCTTCTTCAAAGGCTTCTGCCACCTGCCCTCTTTGAGCTTTCATCACAATGTTTCTACGTACTAAATCCAACTGTTTTAAACCGAAAGATTTTAAAGAGTAAAGTATTCTACCGTTCTTCATGTTTAAATAAGCGGCAGGCATCTCAGACAAAGCGATAGGTTGTACGTCTGCCAGCTCATTCCACAGTAAAAGTTTAGTATTGTCTGTTACTCTTTTGGCTTGTAGGTCAGAAATCAGATCTGCTATCTCACCTTCAAACACATTCTTATACTTATCGACAATAGCTTGAGGATTTGACTGCGCTAACTTAGTGTTCTTTAGCCAAGCAGCTTTTAAGAAAGTAGACTTACCAAACTTATCAATAGCCTTAAAACCTGAGAAAGTCAAAGCACCATCAAGTATCCTAGCCACGCCATCTAAGTTAGACATCTCAGCAGAAACTTTATTGACTAAACCAAAGTCATCAACAGTTAAACCTTTTGTTCCTTTGCTGGTAAGAGCCTTAGCTGTGTTAGCTATTCCGTTCATGTAGAGTGAAGAACCTACATCGCCCAACTGAATCAACGCTGCGTCAAACTGACCTAACAAGGCGGCGTACTGTAAGTCCCTGACTGTAGCAAAGACTTTACCCATCGCATTGTTGTCAGCATTAAACCTTGCTCTTAACAATAAAGTTAAATCATCTAACTGTCTAGCTGTCAACTCTTTTTTCTTCATAGTGTCTGCAAGAACTTTGGCTATTGAACCATCTAGGTTTATGTTGCCGTCCATGTCTTTAACACCTTTAGCACCAAAGAACTCATGTCTCGCTATCTCTCTTTCAGCCCTGTTAATATATAGCTGTAAAGCAGTTGAAGTGTCGTGGTAAAAAGGACGCAAGTGATCTGGGATGGTGTTATACTTTCTTCCTGCTTCTAAAGCTTTAGGCGGACGTTTGCCTCCAAAGCGTATGACATTGCTAATTACTTCAGACGCTGTGACCTCATCAAGTTCAGTCCAGCTACCAAGTCCTTTCTTTGTAGCTTCTGCTTTCAGAGCATCATCAATAGCGTTAGCTTGTTTAATCCCCGCCGCAGCACGTAGACCTTCTAAGTCTTTAACTACGCGAGGGTTGTGGTTTTTAAGGTAGCTTATTTTAATACCTGCGTCTTTTGCTCTAGCGTACAAAGTATTTAATACTTTACGGCTTTCTTTGAATGGTTCTATAAGATCAGGGAAGTGCTGTTTCATTATTGAATCAGCAAGAGTAAACTTACTATCGTTTAAAGCATTCTCTAATTTAGTGTACTGAGCCTTTAACAAAGGGTCTTTGGATTTAGAAGCAGCCATCATCTGCTTTAAATAAGGAGTAGCTTGTTTCATGCTATTCGCTAAATTAATATGGTGCGTCATGTCCATCTTTCTTAAAGAAGCACCTATACCTTCGTCAATGTTCCTTACCGCAGTAACCATAGGTGCGCCTATCTTATCCCAAGTTCTGCCTATAGCACTTGTGGCTGCAACTGGAGATTCTTTAGCAGCCATAATTTTAGCTGCGTTTTCTCTAGTAACGTAAGCAGGTTTTTTAGACGCATGCTTAAACACATCTACCATTTTTTGAGGAGTCAGGTTTAAATCTTTTTGAGCGAGTAACGAAGCTTGTTTGTTAGTTACAGGTTTACCGTTCGCTAACTTAGTAGTCATCAAATGATAAGCTGTTTTTTCTTCTAGTTTATTTACAATACTATTAGCAGTGGAAGTACTGCCTTTGACAGCTCTTGTGTTTTGAACTACATTAACTAACCTCTTGCCCGCTGCTTCAGTTGCTTTTGCAGGGGCTTGAACACCTCCCTTGTAGAGAAGGCCAGCCGTCCTAACAGGGGCAGTACCTGCGGCAAAAGCAGTGCCTATCACAGCGCTTTGAACTAGCTTGTCTATGTCTGCCTCATTCTTTAAAAGCTGATTAGTACCTTCATCACTAAGTGCGTAACCTCCACCGGCCAGTAAAGTAGGCACTATACCTGCCATACTTATAGCAACAGCAGGAACGAGTGCAGGATCAAGAACACCTGTTATTCCTCTACCAGCTAAAGCCATCTCTTCGTCTTCGCCTGCCACATCAAGCACAGCAGCGGTCATCTCATTTTGTTCTCTTGCTGTGTTAACTCTGTCTTCCTGCATGAACTTAAGTCTTTCTTGGAAAGGTAGCTGCAATACTTCCTTACCATAACGCTCTTCTGGAGATTCAAAAGTAGTAAGACCGTACTCATCCTTTCCTATTTTTGTAGAAGGAAAGGCAGCCTCAAGATACATAGCTGCTTTACGTGCTACGTTAAGACCTAAGTCTCGTTGATATCCTAGCTCATCTAGTCTAGTGATTTTACCTACGCCTTCTACACTTTTAGTTTCAGCGCCTTCACCAATACCTAAGTATCTAAAGAAGTCACCTACCGCTTTAGCTGATTGAACCTGTGCGGAAGGCTGGGCATACCAAGGTTTACCTTCAGGACTGACAAGCTCTCTTTCTCGTTGAAGACGCTCTTCTGACAACGGGGAAGAATAATCAGAGATACCTCTAGCAGCTCTTTGCTCTGATGTTTCAGGAGTTTCTTTACCAAAGTAAGAGTCAATCATCTCCGACATAACTTCTTGAGGAGTATCGGCTGGGAAAGTAAACTTCATTCCATTAGCTTGTGCTTCAATCATTTGGTTAGTCCTGTGGTGTAACAGTAAAGAGAACATTTATTCCGCTGTTTGTTTTTCCACTAAATGTTCCTGATTTATCAGTGCTTGACGGATCAATAAACTCTTTTGCTATCTCTGTTTCATAACCTTCTAAATTTAAAAGAGTATCTGCAAAAGTACGATCAAAAGTAACTCCTTTTTTGTATATGTTATCTGTAAAGATTTCTTTAATTGCTGTTCTTTGGGCTTGTAACTGATTCATGCCTTTTCGCTTACGGTAAAACTCTGCTCTAACATCAACAGCTGTTGCTACTTCTAGTTTTTTTACATCAGAAAGATTACTCCAAGCATCGTTAGCATCTGTAATAAAACCTGCAATGGGCTGGCCTTTGTCATCTACAGCCTCTTCACCCGCAGTAGCTAGTTTAATCATTATGTCTGATACTCTACCAGAGCTAGAGCTTATGCCTTCAACAGCTTTATCTTTAACTTTTTTACTTGTTTCAGGGTCTATAGAAACTGGTGTTCCTTCTGCATTACGATATCCAAATACTTGTTTAATGCCTTCTGGAGTTTCTATAGTCCACTTACCTACCATTTTTATTCCTTCGGGCGTATTATAAGCAGTTAAAGAATCAGAAGTTATCTTAGGGTTGGCGTAAAGAGCAAGAGCATTTACAGTACTATTCAGCTGACTTTCACTTAAACTATCTAACGCTCCTCCTAGCACTCCTCTTACTTCCTCACTATCTTGCGAAAAACCTCTATTCATTAATAACTGAACGGTTGCTTTTCTTTTAGTTTCAACTTGAACTTTTTTTTCTGCTGCTTTAGCAGCGGCAGTGCTTTCTGCTCTACGTTTTTCTCCCTTTACTTGTAATACTAAAGACTGACCAGCAGCGGGAGCTAGTGTTTTATCAAGAACTTGTTGAGCTTCCGCCGGCATTCCTAGTTTAATTAACTCATCTGCTACAGCAGTCCTTGTTTTTCCCTCAAGTTCTAACTCACGTATACCTGCAGCAGTCTTAGCTGCACCAGCCAAATCACCAGTAGCTTGTTGTATAGCTGCTAGTTTACGTAAGTCCTCTGGCTTGCTTAAGTCTAACTGCGCCATAGCCATCTGTAGTTGCTCAGAAGGAGTCATATCGTCTCCGCTTACCAATCCCTGCACTCCGCGCTGTAAATTTTTGGCACGTTGTGAGCCAAAAGCTAACCGCTGTTGTGCTGCGTTACCTCCCATTCCCATAGGATCAGGACGGTCGCTAGGCATGCCCGTAAGTAATCTTGCAATATCTGTTCTAGCCATTATCCTTTCTCCTTAAGTCCAAGCCTGCCCAATATACTATCAAAAAGCCCCTCAGTGCCTTCCAGTAAAGGAGAGTCTTTGTTAAGGATTTTGTTAAGTATTTGTTCTTGTGCTGTAGCTTGCTGACCAAACAAAGAACCTAAGATTGCTTCGCCTTGCTGTAGCTGTAGACGGTTAGCTAAATCTTCCGCTTGTAGTCTTGCTTCCAAACCACCCAGACCCATTTGCGTAGCTAGTTCAGTGCCCGTCCTGCGACCAACATCAGCAAAACCAGCAGGTACTTGACTAGCCGACAGCATAGACAATGCTTGCTGCTGTGGTTGATAACCAGCAGCTTGTAGCATACCACCCAGCTGACCCGCTTGTAGCATCTCTGCTTGTGCCTGCTGACGTGCGCCTAAGTTAGCCCGCGCCATAGCTTCCTGACGCGCAGTCTCTTGTGCCAGTAGCTCAGGAGAAGAACCACCGTAAGCAGCAGAGCCTAAGCCTAGACGACCCTGTGACAGCATACGCTCTTCTAGCGCTAGACGCTGACGCTCTTCTTCAGGACGCTGTACGGCCCTCATTTGCTCGTATAGCTGCGCTTGTGCTGCAGCAGGGTCTGCGCCTACCTGACCAAACAAACCGCCTGCTTGCTGTTGTAGCTGCGTTTGGAGAGCCTGTTGCTCTGGAGATAAGTTTATAGCAAACCCACCAGAAGGGTCTGTAGCTACGCCAGCCAAACCACTTGTAACAGTGTAAGGTCTAAACTCTGTACCTGCTCGTGCTTCTTCAGCCAACGCTTGTGCACCTGCTTGAGTTTCACGGCCTAGGCGTTGCGCGCCCTTAATGTTTTCTTGACCTAAGTAATACTCACCGCCTGTACGTAGCAAACCGCTTAAGTCAAAACCAGCTGCTGCTTCATTATTTGTTGTTCCACCACCTATCGTACTCATTAGTAAGAACCTCCAGTAATTGTACCAGCCGTTAATGTACCTGATACATCTAAGGTTACAGCGGTAGTTGTTCCAGTTAGCGTAGCGTTAGCTGAATCAGCCTTTGTAGCACTCGCTATTTGTATGTTGTTAAACTCAGTGTCGATCTCTGTACCTCTCACAATCTTCGCAGCATTGCCTGAAGGGAGAGAATCCTTTGTAGCAAAGTTAGTTGTCTTAGTGTAATTAGACATTTAGATAAGTCTCCCTAGTAGAGCATGTATGTCGATTTTTTGAATAGAAAATGGAGCGCCGTTGACTTCTGCTTCTAAGCCAATGGTTACTACCTCACCACTACCGCTGGTGTTAACCTTTGGAGTGTTGATGAGAATAGAAGAGGTGTACTCGGCTGTGGTATTGTACTCAGCTATGCCATACTCAGCAATGTTAGCTTCACCAAATGTAAAGGCTTGCTTAGTGTAGTTAGCTGTGTAGTCATAGCCCCAGTTAAGTGTAGTAGGCGTGTTCTGACCACCAATGATAGTCAAGTTAAACTTCTTTAGGAACTTCAGGTTAGATGTGTTACCAAAGTCCATAGGGTTACTGAAGTAACGCATCTCGTACTTGTTAGCACCGTCCATATAGCCTGAGTACTTAACAAGGCCTGAAGAGATGCCTATGTATATCTCACCGCCTTCTAGCGCAACAAGCGACAGAGGATACATACCAGACCACGTAGTAGCTCTATGTGAACTATCCTCTAGCTGCCTACGCATGTCAAAGCAGTACACAGTGTTACTGTCAGGTAGTGTTAACAGGTAGAACGCTTCTTCAGAGCTATACAGTGACTTGATGGGGTTAGTCTGGAGCTGCACCAAGTTTATTAAGTCAGTGCGTACATTCTTGCTGATGTCACGCATAGGCATAGACTTCTCTTGTATAGTCCTGCCAAAGCTACGTACACCTGTCTCAGACAAGAACAGTATATCAGTGCCTGTGTGCTGTACTGAGTCACGAGCTATGCAACCAACGCCTTCTATGGTGTCTGTAAGCGTCATATTAGCAGGAGAAGAGGCTCCTGAGTACACCAGTATAGACTTCTTGCCAAAGATGATTAGAAAGCCATTGTGGGCCGCTAGAGCCGTTATCTCGTCAAAGCCTGTAGGCCATACAGTAGTAACGTCTAACGAGCCTGACGTGCCTCCTGTCCAGTGATGGCCATTTAGTAGGTCAGACCAGTAGACAGTGTGCTTGTTACCTGTAATGTCTGCTGCCCAAAGACGACCGTATGCTGCTAAGACTTCGTTAGCCTCTGGCGGTGTACCCGTCGCGTGACTGTGTGCTGAGTGTTCTTCTAGTACAAACGAACCGTCATGGTCTGTGCCTAGTACGTACTCGTGGTCTCTTTGGAATAAGTAGACATGATCGTTTAAAGTAACAGCTTTCCAGTTATTAGCTGTAGGCGTGTACCCTGTTGGCGTAGCGTCTGTTAAGGTGGTAGTTCCTGTAAAGATTTTATTGTTACCTGCTGACAGTATCACTTTATCGCCAGAGTTATCAATGTACTCGTATACAGTCTCTATACCGCGGCTAGTACCTAGTACAGAAGAGCCGTTAGTAGACACCTCTACCCAGCCCTTACGTGCACCAATACGGCCTAGCTGATCAATAACACAGTTGTCTGCAACAGCAGCAAACGAAGGATCAACACCAATAGGTGAGTCCTGTGTGTTTAGACCAAAAAAGCCTGGAGCAGCTACTGTAATGTTCTGTAGTTGTTGTGCCATTAAGAATACCAGATAGTTTCTTCAGGATGTTGTGACGCATCTATAGCAATAGCATCAGACAATGTTCTGTCAGCCAGAGCAAACAACTCTGCTGCACTTGTACCGCCAGTCTCTCCACGCTCTCTAGCACCCAGTGCTGTAGCAATCTGCACTACAGGTGACGAAGGTACTGCCAGAGTCTCTGTGTCTTCTGTGAAGTCTGCTGTACGTAGCACCACGTTAAACCTTAATTGATACACACCGTCAGGCTTAGGGTAGATGTCCACAGCGTTGTCACCAGCAGCGTTAACACCGTTGAAGCTGTAAAACTGTGGAGAACCTAGAGGCGGTGTCTCAATCAAGAAAGCGTTGTCCATCCAGCGAGAAGGACGGTACTGCATGAAGAAGTCTGAGGTGTCGTTAATAACGTCCAGCAGCTTCATCCTGTTCTGTGAACCAGTCAACACATAGTTAAAGGTTGTGTCGTCTGTGGTTACAGTCAGTGTAGTACGCAGAGCTGTCCAGTCGTAGGAGTCTTCTACAGTACGCTTGGCATCATTAACAAACTCTCCAATAAGTTTAGAGTAGCTGTTCTGAGAAACTGATGTTACTTCGTCTTCTCTGAGTCTACGCAATACGCTGTTGACTAATTGTAAGTATGTCATTATTATCTAGACCTTTGTAGTAAAGCGTTATTAGTCAGCATGCCCGGAGGTCTGGTGCGTAACTGTGGTGCTCGTTGTAAAGTTTGTTGTGCTGAAGGAACAGGAACAAAAGTAAAAGGATTAACAAGCTCCTGTGTAGCTCCTATTTGTGTTTCTAATTGTAACATGTCTCTGAAAAGAGAGTCTGTAGTTCGTGTTGGAGACGCGCCGGTTAAGCCTCGTTGGCCCTGCTCTCCTTGCTCCCCATCTTCTCCATCTTCTCCATCTTCTCCGTCAGCGCCGTCAGCACCATCAGCGCCATCAGCGCCATCAGCACCATCAGCACCATCAGCGCCGTCTGTACCTGTAGTACCTGTAGTACCTGTAGTACCTGTAGTACCTGTAGTACCTGTAGTACCCGTGGTACCCGTGGTACCCGTAGTGCCTGTAGTACCCGTGGTACCCGTAGTGCCTGTAGTGCCTGTAGTGCCTGTAGTGCCTGTAGTGCCTGTAGTGCCTGTAGTACCCGTAGTGCCTGTAGTGCCTGTAGTAGGCGTAGGCGTAGGCGTAGGGTCTGTATCATCTACAGAACTAGGAAAAGGGTCTTCCTTAAAAGGGTCTTTAGAAAACGGATCAACGTTTACGTTTATAGCTATAGGCGTAGGCGAGGGAGTAGCCGTAGGCGCAGGCGTAGAGGTAGTCGACGGTGTTGGTGTCGGTGTTGGCGTAGGCGTAGGCGCTGGGTCTGGATAAGAAACACGTTTATTCTCCCAGTCTACATTCTGCCTTACACCATCTATTATAACCTCCCAAGTACCTCTGCCCCAGACGTTATCTTCGGGAGAGTTTATAATAACTACTCTTCCCTGTTCAAGAAGAATGTCTAAAGTTTCTTGTCTATCGTCAAAAGGAGTTTTTCCGTCTAAACCTCTAGGGTCTTCAAACTCTACGCCAGCATAAGTGCCGTCATTTGTTTCTTGTCCAGCAGGCGTAGTTGTAGTGTCTGTAGTGTCTGTGGTATCTGTAGTGTCTGTGGTATCTGTAGTGTCTGTGGTATCTGTAGTATCTGTGGTATCTGTAGTGTCTGTGGTATCTGTAGTGTCTGTGGTATCTGTAGTGTCTGTGGTATCTGTAGTATCTGTGGTATCTGTAGTGTCTGTGGTATCTGTAGTGTCTGTGGTGTCTGTAGTGTCTGTAGTGTCTGTAGTATCTGTAGTGTCTGTAGTGTCTGTAGTGTCTGTAGTAGAAGTTGTAGTAGAATCTGTAGTACTTGAAGTATCTGTAGTAGAATCTGTAGGCGGAACATACACAATAGGCTCTACATCGTACTCAAACTCAAGTTCCTCTTCTACTATAGGAGTCTCTGGGGTCACGCCTGTTGGGTAAAGGTCTCTGTCATCCACGGTTTTAATTTTTACGTCACCAGCACGAGATAACAAATAATCTGCCATATCGCCAGCTATATCATCAGATGATCTACCGTTGATAAAAACCGTATCAGAGTTATCTCTATCTTGTAACAAATTGTTAACAATAGCGTCTACCACATCGTCTGTTAAGTCTAAACTTTGTAATCCTGTTTGAGCTGCATACGGATTCACACCCAAGTCGACAAACTCTTCTTGGATAAAAGGTTGAAACATAAAAGGTCTAGGGCCTCTCGCCATTATCGTTCTCTCTGTACGTTCTTAGTTTTTTCCACTGTGCGCATAGCGCCTAAGCCTAGCATACCCATCAGTACACTTGTAAGTAAGGAGCTATCAACAGGTGGGACAGTAAACCAGATGCCTAGTATTGGAGCTAGGATAGTAGAATAGAATAAAGCCAGTCCACATATCCATCCTATGGCTGGCCGCCAGCCTGCGACAAATAAACTCTTGTGTGCAGCCTCAGTCTTGTTGACCTCTAGCTGACCCTTAAGTAGTTCTTGAGCATGCTTCTCAGCCATAGTAGATAGTTCAAAAGCTATAGCGTTCTTTTTGTCTTTATCCTCTATGAACTTATCTAAAAGTCCAGTCACTGGCCCTATCAAACTATTTAAAATACTCATATATTATACACTATTTAGTCTCGTTTGTCAAGCTGTTTCTTTTTTCCGTGTACTATTTTCTGCACAGTATCTGACTCGTATATCCTTATACCTAGCCACACAATAGTCAGCAGTGACGCTGTAGGTGGTAGCCAAGCCGCTAGTGACATCACCGCTGTAGATGCAGCAGCAACGTCTAGCATATCTTTAGTAGACTCATCCATTACCATGATAACGTCCTTGTTTATTGTTTGGCTTTATTGCCTAAGAATGCAAACTGCTCTAAGACCTTGTAAGCCTTAGCAACAAACTCGTCATCCTTCGGAGTCTCTGTGTAGTTACATATAACACTGGCTATTGTAACCAATGAGGTTGCAAGCACATATAGGTCTAGTAAGTAAGCCATTACCAAGGAGTTCCAGTAGTAATCGCAGGAGCTTTGCTGTCAGCAATCTGTGCAGCGATAGAGTCTTCCAGAGCTGTTACTGCTTCCTCGCCCATAGTGTCCTTACACCAGCCAATAGCCTGAGACTCTGTGATGTCTGCATAGGCTGTGTAGCCAGAAGCAGAGCTGTCAGGAGTGAAGCCACAAGTGCCGTATGAGCTACCTACGTGTTCACCGTCAGCGTCTGAGGCTCGCCAGTGTGCTACAACAACACCGTCATCAGTGTTGCGTTCTAAGGTTGAGATTGTCCAAGTTACTGCCATGATTACTCTCCTGCTTCTAGTGATGCGTTGTAAGCAGCAATAACTGCGTCTGTGTGTACAGCAGCACAGATAGCCTGTACCTCTGTAGATTCGTTGCTGTAGTCCTGTCCTGCGACTACAACGTGCCTGTGATAGCCAGAGGATAGCTCTACGCCGTCCTCTAGTACCTTGG